ACCCAAGTCCCGTGATCTGTCTGCGCTTGCGTGACTTTGTATTTGCCCCAGTTGGCCGCGTTGCCCGCATCCTGCAAATAGATGGTATCGTCGGGTAGAATTTGTCCGAGTAAGTTGGTGGCATCATTGTTGTTAGTCAGCGTCTTCGAGATATTCACCTGAGTTACCGCAGCCCACGATGTGGCGCTATTCACACCAACATTTCTAGTACCAGCCGTAGTGGTGGAAGTAGTCCAAGTCCAATGACCTGTGAATAATGTGCCACCGCCGCCGCCACCGCCAACACCCGGCTGCGAGTTTTGTGGTGACCAAGTGGTGATCCACATCTCAGCGTTACTATCGAGAACCACCAGACAATCATCGCCACGCTTGGGAGACAGCGCATCGGATCTAGTGGGCCAACGACAGTTTTCCCATCTAAGCTCGCCACCATCCATACCAGGGATAATCACCGATACTGTCGTGGATGGAGTTGAGTCGTCTCCATCAGTGGCAACCACGCCAGCCCAGATTCTCTGCGGAGTCATTGAAACGTAGTTATCTGTTTCGTCCTTCAAATATGACATATATCAATACCCCAAGTGGATGTGATTACAATGCTGGGCCATTACCCCAGGAGTATAATATGTGTCAGGGTTGAGTCCGCGTGGATCAGTAATGCAAAGCGCCGTAAGACTCATATCTCTGTGACCTCCATAGCCTCCTGTAATCAACTGACGTGGAGCAAGCTGACCTGTAAGATCGTGCAAATCTTTCGCCACAGCGTAGGTAAGATTGTAGGTCTGCTGGCTATTCGAGTTGATTGCGATTCCGTTGATACTGGAGATATCTACTGCATGACCGCCAGAGTGACCAGACATCCCGTCATTAGGATGACCTACACACCAAGAGGATGTTTCGATCGTATATCCTTGATCCTGAATCAACCAAAGTATCGCAGCTATGACCTTCTCGTCAAGATACACAGCCCCAAGAGGGCCGACCACAGGATTGCCAGCCTCGGTAGCTTGCATCTGTGCCAGACCATTTCCCGAACTAATATCAGTCCATCTGTGCCCGTAGAGAGACACGAGTTGCTTGGCGAGTATGGTTCTCTTTAGGTCGAATCTTGGATTCGGACTAGCAGTTGTGCCAGCCGGAGTCTTCACGGCACCAGGCGTAGCTGGGACTTTCACCCAAGTCTTGATTTCGTTGTAGTTACCGTCCTTCGGCGCAGGCTCGGGCAACTTGGGTAGCTTGCGACTGAGCGTAATCGTGGCACTCAAATCAAAGAAGTTACGATCGTATTCGCTCACTAGCCAGCGACCGTTGTATACTCCCATATCATCCACAACTACGACACAGCCGGGAGGCACAGACCATCTACCGGCAAGCGCGGTAATCGTGAGAGTCCCGGCTTTCTTGTTATTGTGGAAGTCTCCGCTAACATCGATGATTCCCTCAGCCGTTTCATCCAGCGTGAGCAGGGGTTGCTGCTTGAGTAGCGCATCCTCACTGATGTAGTAGAACACTCCACTCACGAAGAACGCCTTCCAATCCACTTCCTGCGCCAACCGTTGGATACACGTCCAGCTATTCTCAGGCTTGCGAATATATTGACCTGAGCGATCAACGATATTACCGCGCCAAAAGTAGAAATTGCTACCAGGCGGCAGACTAGCAGCTTGACCATTTACTGTGGCTGCTGGGACTTCCGCATCTCCACCGGGAATACCCATAGCACTTACCCACTCATTCGCCTCAGTGAAGTATTTACCGTAGACGTAGTTGTACTGTGGGGCAGGCCGCTGAGTCATCCAGCATAGGTCAGTGTAGCTCGCATCGGGATTCGCAGCATATGTCTGCTTTATCGCATTGTAGAACATCCTCGATGAAGTCTTGGGATCGTGGCGTTCCTCGTACGATCCCCAGCTAGCACGCTGCTGGAAAAGACCGATACTATCCTTATCCCCGTAAGGCAGGTTTTGCAGCGTACTCTCGACAATAGCCACCATGATCGCGCAGACCTCAAGTTTGCGACCGACACCCATATTCTGACCAACCGCTACGATAGTCTGACCATTCTGTATCTGCTCTTGAGTAGCAGGAGAGCCTTTCACCGTGAGCGGCGTATGCGGCACTTTTATCGTGACTCCCGGTGCGTTGCCACCAAAGCTGGGAATCGGAACGTGCGTGATCTTGGTACCCTTGGGATTTTTGGGCATCCCCTTGACCTTGTTGACGATCACGTCGTAGCCAATGTTGTCGTCCTCGTACCGCTGCAACGGCTGAAGTTCATGCAGTTCAGGGATAACCACCGGAATATCAAACTCTCTGACTTCACGGATGAGATTGAGGACAAACTCTGCGCGTGTGACCTTCGAGCGACTCGCGTACTTCCACTTACTGTAGGTACGTAGGACTCCTATCTCACGATCCTCAAATGTGAGAGTCAACTGATCGCCTGACTTATCGCAGCCCGTGAGTCTGAACCACAGACCATCGATCTGCACGTCTAGCCTGTTTGCTAGCTGATCTGACTTGAGCAGCGCACGATCGTAGTCGTTGATGACCAGCGTGAGAGTCGAGGCACCATCGATAGTCCTGACTATACTGGCATCCACGATACGCTCTTGGATATGCGGCACTTTCACGATTCCCTCGAACTGCATACCGAAGTCTTCCAAGTTCAAGTCTGTGCCCATAGCCTCCTGTTGCACGGCTTTATTCGTAAGATGGGAAAGCTCCATCTTGCGGCGAGCGCTGACTTCTGTGGTTACCTTCTTAGGTGCTGTCATGGCTCAACCGTAACTGAGAATCCGAATCCGCCCTTCTTCTTACTCTTGATTACTGGCACTCGCTTGACAGTGTGCGGTTTCTGACCCGGCACCTTGATTGTCTGTCCAGGCGTGATCTTCTTGTGATCGCGGATGTTATTGGCTTTCTTGACTTTCGCGGGAGTCGTCTTATGCTTCGCTGCTATCGATGCCAGCGTATCCCCGTGTTTCACGACGTACGGTGTAGTAGCCGAAGGTTTGATGTTGAATTGAAGCACGGTTTCTGGGATATACTGTAAGAGATGCAACGTGGCATCCTGGCGATATCTGAATCCCTTACCACGTTTATCCACATCCCAGATACCCATGTCCCCATAGTCAATCCCGGTGAGCACCCACGTCGCACCCTTTACCGGCACGCCTCCCGTTATCCTGATAGTCGTGGGTTCTACCCAAGCTCCTGGTGAATGGAGCATTTGATTGACCGACTGGATATCACGCTCGACACTCACGCTGTCCATCCAACCATCGAATAGCACAGGAAGATCCATCGTATAGGGATCATCACCGTTCCACTGAATCTGCGACGTTCTCCTAGGACGTGTGATTACATCCCATCGTGCGCCACCACCGACAATCTGCGGAGCACCTTCACCGCGCTTTACTGCAACACTCACGCCATTCGACGCACGCAAGACGTAAGTGTGGATATCGTATTTATCTTGTCGCGGCATAATCCTGATTGGCCCTCGCTACCGCCTTGGCGATTTCTTTACGATCTACATCAACATGCACGTGAATATCCTGTCCTTGGTTGCCCATAGAAGCGCCTGTTATCTGTGATTCGACACTTTTGGTCGTAGGTGCCAAATTAGCTTTAGGCGTCACTACCGTCGCTCCTGCGGCAGCTCGTCTTTGTGCCAATTTATGTTCGACCTGAGTGCGTGCCCACGGTGGCAGCTTATTTATGTCAGTAACCTTTTGTGTGGTTATACCGAGTTGTTTCCCAAGCCAACCCAACGGCCCTTTCACCATGTCATAAATTTTCTTGAGCCATTTGTAGATATCCTGAACAAGATTCCAGAATGGCCTCCAAGCTTTGACTAGCAAGATGCCCCATGCGATCAACAATCCGATCGGCCCGCCAAACAGTATCAGCAGCGGAACCATCCACTTCCAATGATCGTACATCCACTTGAATGTCTTGTTGACAAGATCGTGGAATGCCTTCCATCGCCAGTAGAGGACACCAATGACAACGATAGCCGTTATTGCCAACGCGATCCAACCGAATGGATTGAGAGCATCAGCCGTAATCTCGACACCAATCAGATTGAAGAAAGCCTTTATCAGTTTCGTGTTGATGAAAACAGCGACTGCCTTGGCTGCGGTGACCATCTTCCCGAAGGCAGCTTTACCCACTTCACCGAGAGCAAACAATCTCTTGCCGAGTTTTGCAAGTGGGCCTTCTGCTGTTTTCTTGTATGAGTTTGACATCGCATCATAGTACGACTGACCAGCCATGTCAGAGAATTTCTTCCAACTCTTGAAGATACCCCCGGCAGCTTTGGCTCCCCCAAGAATCGCGGAAGCTTCGCTAGCCACACCCATGGCTATGATTGCACCGCGTACTACAAACATGGCAGCCGCATACGCTAGCGCCACTGTCTTCCCTAGGATGAACATGGCTATCGCAACACCCAGGAAATAACCGAGAAGCTTAGCAGCGGTGACACCGATCCCAAACTTGCTCAGTATCCAGTCAAGCGGACGCAGGATGAAGAGAAGAGCCTTGTAGAAAACAAACAGAGTTCCGACCAACGCCTTGAGTGCAGACGTGATAAGGATGAACATGTTGTATATTATGTGAGTTCTGGGCGAGAACTGTTTATCGATGACTTGTACGATTTTCGTCAGCGTAATGTGCAATTGGTTGAACTGTTTATTAGCAGGAAGCAGGGCTATATCGATAGCTTGCACTCTTTTCGTCAACCAGCCGAATATCCCCTTATCACCGCTAGGCCCGCCCAAAGCCCTGCCAGCACCGAAACTCACGATATCCTTGAACGTTGACAAACCGCCCATGAGAGTCCCGGTGGCTTGCTTTAGCGCGGCTTTCGCGAAGCCCTTGGTACTCATGTATTTATCGAGAGCCTTAGCTGCTTCGTTGGCAGGGATTAGACCCTTGGATACCATATCCTTGATCTGAGCGCCAGTCGCATGATACCGCGCTTCCAGCGCTTTCTGCATAGGAATGTTATCGCGAGCCATTGCATAGAGAATCTGACCAGTCAGACGCCCGACAGTAAACATATGCTGGAGAGCTAGCGTAGCTCTGGAAAGATACTGTTGTGAGTAGAGGCCAGCGGCTGACAGTGAGTTGATGATATCCTTGACAACCATATTCGTCATCTTCAAGCTGCCTGTGAATGGCAGCAGACGACGAGTAGCCATCACGATATCGGGAAACTCGAACGGTGTCTTGGCGGCGAGCACGTACAGGTCATTCAACTCTTTCTTGACCTGTCTTGGTGGTATGAATCCAGCAAACGCCACCTTAGCTGACTGCATGGTATTCAAGTAGCTGAATCCTAACTTGACCACCTCAGCTCCCAAACCCGCAGCAGCTATCGTACCATAGAATAAGAACCGTCTTGCTGTGAACATCGCCTGATTCATTAGCCATGAGCGCTTAGTAGTTCCGGTCATAGCCTTGTTCAGCGCAGTAATATCCTTAGACATGCCCTTAGTTGCGAGGCCGGCCTTTACCATCCGAGCCTCGTACTCGGGGCCACCCATCATATAAAGTCTAACTAGGATTTGCTGTGCTGATGAAAGACTACCCCAACCCACGCTAACCGATTCCTATCTCTTGAATAGTTGGCCTACACAATTGGCGATATCCACAGCAAGATTATGATCCCACTGTTGCCTGACTTTCGCGATTCTCTCGCCGAGTTGGATCATCAGATTTCTCTCGAAGTAATCTCTAGTCTCCAGAAACCTTATGCCATCCAATCCGAGAACACTCATTTGGGCTGCCGTGTCGAGTGCCTCGGTATTCATTCCCCCAACTGCCAGATTTCTGCGTTGAGGTCGGCTTTAGTGTTTGCCAGCCAGCGATTCAGACGCTCAGAATGAGTGATGATCGCCAGTTCGTTGTTACCAAACAGACGCCTGAGAACCGCTCTACCAGTGGGAGCTTGACCATTTGTCTCCATGCCCATGATTCTAGCAAGGTATTCATCGAAGTTGCAGGGTGAGCCAGTTTCCTCGGGATCGAGCATAACAGGCTCATCCACGCCTTCCGGCTGAACATACAGACCCTCGCAGAGATACAGCATCGTATCGATTGCGATATAAAGGTTGCGATCGTACGGTGTCTTGAAGTTTCGGGTAACTGTGCGACCGATGCGCTCTAGCTGGGCACCGGACTCAGGCATCCGATACTTGATCTGCAAGCCTGTCTGCTCGTATCCCTTTACAGGGATATAAACGTCTTCAGCGGATTCAAGCTCTTGCAGCTCTTGCTTGAAAGTATCGAGAATCGAAAAATCGGCGCCGGGTGAAAAACCCTGCACAGGGGGTACCTCATCATCGATAATATCCTCCGGCGGGATAACCCGTGTGGGAATTTCCGATTCTGATTCTCGATCATATGGTTCTTGTTCGTACTCGCTCACGTCTCTCCTTTCTTCTCATGGCGAGTGTGTTATTACTATCTCATGCCAAGATGTGTGTCGGGATCGTTTGGGTCTGGTCTTTTTATTTGCTGAGTTGGTTGGTCTGACCCCTGTGCGGGTTTTGGAACGTGGGGGCCTGGCATATCAGCATACAACCAACTGATACCAAATGCCAGGAATCCACCAACCAAGAACGATTGAGCATTTGCCATTCCGAATATCCAGCCAGTGAACTTGAGTAGTGCAACCAAGAAACAGACGATTGAAATTAGAGCAAACAGGTTCCTCATGTCGAACGTGACATTACGCCCACGTGGGTGCTGAATCAACAGATACCTCGATTTCGATGAGTGCAGCGGACGTGGCTTCTGAGTCTACATCAGGAATCAGCACTCGCTTGAGTACGCCAGTCCAAATGACACGCTTAGCTCCGACCTTGCTACCATCGATATTCAATGGTCGCTGAGTCACCGTCATTCTCGCTTGACCAACGCCATTCAGAAGTCTGTTGATTTCGCCGCTATCATCCACACGATCGAAGATTCTCTGGATAGTCAAGTTGTTCGGCACCAACCGACCACCGAGAGATTGTACGACACCCATGTTGCCTGGGTAATACTTGACTTCATCTGAGTCAAGATCACCGCCGGTTTTCTTGTCCCAGATGCCGAGATTGTGCATTCCGCCACTACCTGATACTGTGCCCATCTGCACAATGATTTCCCATGTATCTTGCCTGGTCCCGGTAATGCGGGTAGGATCTGGATTAGGTGGCACTCGTATTCACCTCCTTAGCCCCAAGTATGAGCCATGTCAATGCAGATTGCAAGTAGAATCAATCCCAGCAGAATCTCTACTTTAGTGAGAGTCATCGCTACAATGCCTGAGTGACTTGCCGCTTAGCAATCTGGATGATGACAGCCTCAGCCATCGGCGCCATCTTGATACGACAGATAGCGTGAAGTTCGTTGTTAGCCAGCGTCTGTAGCGTATTCACAGACGGGCCAGTATCTACTGCGAATGCAGCATCCGGTGTATCACCGAATAGATCACCGTTGTTGTAGTGACCCAGCAGATTACCTGCGAGTGCTGCGTGGAATGCGCTGATGGTTGAACCATCCTGACCATCGAGTTCGAGGAAGATGAAGTTTTCCCCGATTGCATTCAGTTCCGCTGAAAGATCCATATACAGGCGAGCATTGCCAAAGTCCACCCAGCTGGGATCTGTGGTGGCATTGACGAGTGAGCGCCAACCGTAGTTACGGATACCACCGAACATGCGGCGAATCACGTTACAAGAGGAACTATTCAGTGTAGTGCGTTGTGCGTCAGTCCAGTCGGGCTGCGAGATATCTGTGCAGTAGAGACTCTGACCGTTGTTACCGGCGGCTGGCATGTTAGAGCCAAAGCCGGGATCGTTACGAGCAAGCAAGCCTGCAATCAAAGAACAGGGAGGTACGGTACGCACGGTTCCAGTGGTAACACCAGGAATCACGATCCATGGACAGAATGAGGCAGCAAATCTAGATACCACACCAGCAGCTGATGCTTGCAGAGTAGCAACAGTACCGGAATTTGGTAGATCCAGAAGAGCCACGCGGTTGTTGTTTTGAGCATGACCTGTCAATTGGTTGTAGGCTGTGGCAGTTGTGCGTCCAGGCTCAGATACTTGACCAGGCCCGAGTTGTGGGCTACAAGCGTCAAGCGCGGACTGCCATTGAGCATCGACGACATTGGCTCTATCGTCGTTACCAGCACTCAGTGCGGCAGGCGCAGCAACCGCAGGGTTGTTGGCAGATGCGCCAAGCGTGATACGCACGTAGTTACTGTACTGTGACCAAGCAACCGCAGATCCCTGATCCAACAGATCGGCTGATTGCTCTAGTACGTTGTTGGCTGAATCCATAATCTGGATCTGATAGGAACCGCCGGTTACACCAGAAACTACAGCAACCTTGTAGTTCGCTGACCACGCGCCAGGCCCGATAGCATTGACATTCAGTGATACCGCAGCACCAGCATCATTCAGTGCTTTGGTGCCAACTGTCGCAGCAGGGCCAACCACGCGACTGATGTAAACCCTCGCTCCACCTTCTCTGAAGAAAGTCTCGACAGCATCGTAAAGCACGCTGTATGACTGGCGTGTACCGAATGCTGTATTGAACTGATCGAGACTCTGAATCAGCGTAGGCGTATTCGATGGGCCTCTATCAGACAAGCCTAGAGCAAACCAAGTACCAGTATCCAGCGGAATGCTTACTGGACTTGGAATCTCCAGAATGCTGACAGCGACTCCAGGTCTACCTGGCATTATTTACCTCCCTTCACTTCCTCGGTAGCTGCTGCTGCTTCCTCCGCTGCTTGTCTCTCAGCCTCAGCAATCGCTTCATCTGACATTGCTGGCCCAGGCTGGTAACCAGGAGCTTCGATCAATAGCCCGTTATCCACGAACTCCTGCGCTAGTGGCATATTACCCAGATCATTTATCTCGACGTAATCGCCCGGTGCAGCGAACTGTGTAGTTTCATTCGGCCCTTCAAACTCCTGTGCATAATCACCAATCCAGCGATACACCAGGTTGGCTTTCTTGGTATCAGCTTCTTTGGCGGTTGCGTTGCCTGCTTTAGTCTCAGCCATTTATATCACCCCCTTCATCCACTTTATCCAGTTCAACAAAGACTTCCTCGACTTGCCCGTAATCAACGGGCTGTGCGGTGGGCGAGTCCGGCCCTTTCCATCTGGATACCACATCTTCCACGTCAACGGTGAAATACAACTGTGCGGCCTTGAATAGCATGATCTGGTTGGCAATAGGCAGATCATCGTACCGTTCATCGACCCATGTGATTTCAGCGATAGATAGCGAAGCGTCGAGAGCTTGGTTCTGCGTGATGATCCCCCGCACAGCCGCGCCATATCCCTTTACCATCGCATTAGCCATTTGTTCATCTTTCGCAGCAGTTGCCACTCCTACCCCTAATCTCCATAATGCCCGATATACTCCACGACCAGTCTTGGTCGGCGCATTCGCCAAACCCTCAGATATCACCACAACCTTGGGTAGCGGCTCGCCTTCGAGAGTATCGAAGCTATTGCGATTGATGTAGTTCGTGGGGGCAGGCAACGTACCTAGGCGCATCCCGTTTTGTCTCTCTTGCTCAGCCAGATACGTGGGAAACCAGTATTTCAGTGTGGCAATCGCCGAGTCCTCGATTTGCGCGGCAGACAGGATACGCCCGAAGACCGAGCTAATCTGCGGTGTGCCTGATGTGTACGTACTCATGCTTGTTCGGGTTTGACGGGAGTCTGGAATGATCTGAGCAAATGTCGTAGCATCATCCCATTCCACTTTTCCTCGTCGCCTGGTAGAATCCTCAAGAACGGCCTCCGTGGAATGTGCCGTTTGGTTGATCCTTGTTGATGCACGTTAGCCCAGGGACGCCTGGTGCCAAACTCAAACCCTTGATTGTTGACATTTCTGACAGAATACTTGGCTCGCTTCCTTATCAGCGAGTTGACCAGTGTGTCATGGCCGGGCGTACTGTATTTCCAGTTTGATCCCTCAGTGTAGAAGATCCGCGAATCTCCCTTTCTCTCGATAGTCTTCTCTGCCAACGCGGCATACGATCCGCCACCACGTCTACCACGTGACGCGATCTGAGTTTCAGTGATAATCGGCATCTCAACGTAGACGATCTTCTCAAACACGGTTCTCAGCGTATGCGTCTGACGTGCGCTAAGATCCATACGCTCAGCTACGATCTTAGCTGTGCCGAAATCCGTTATACTGAAACTCATCGGTGGCACGGTGGCTGTATTCCTTAGAACTTCTGGCTCATTGTGAATGCGCGGTCTGTGGCATCTGTGGGGAAGTAGTCCAGATCAGACATTTCGTCGGGATTATCGCCTTCGATGGGTAGCCCTGTGCCGGGGTCAATCAGAGGAATCGTGCCATCAAGGATACCCTGCAACATCTGCATAGCCTCGTTGTATAGTCTCTGTGCGAAGTTATGGTCATCAAGGATTATCGAAGTTCGCATCGCGTAGTTGAAATACACCTGACTCGCGATAAGCATGGCTGCTATCTCGCGTATGATATCAGGTGTCGTCTCGGGAGTAGCCCAACTCGCCAAGACAGTCGGAGCTACGCTGCGCGCCAGATAACCCTTGATGACTCTTGCTACGCTGATCTGTGGAAGCTGCGTATTATCAGCATCTGCCGTCAGTACGTCTTGATCGAAGTGAGCATTTACGTCTGGGACTGTGCAGAGAATCTCGATAGCCCCGGCATTGAAGACAGGCTCGGTTTCCTGTGTGTCACCGCTACTATCGACATACGTGACACGATACCAGCCGAAGCCAGGCTGCAAAGTAGCCAGTTCAGTGGTAAATGAGATAGGCGCGGGATGTGCAGGATCGATCGTTGGATCGATATTCTGCGTATCAATCAGAGTCCACGGGCCGGCCTCAGCCGTGCCTTCCTCGATCTTTAGCTCAACCCACTGTTGTCCATCGAATCTAGGCGGCAGCTCGTATTGCTTGAATGAGACTATGACATTAGGCATTTGGATCAACTACCTCGTAAGCCACGACACAAATGGCACCCGCGTCTCCACCCGCAGGAGGTACGGGAGTGCTGAATCCACTCACAGTTAGGACAAGCGGCTGACCCACCACATCAGTGGGATTGAATGTTGAGCCATCCGGTGCCATCGGAGAAGCGACAAACCCACCTATATGGCCTCCAGTCCAGTTACAGCCAAAATCGATCCAGCAGAAACCTTGCGAAGCTAGCGGCGCTGTGGATAACAGGATATCAATGCCACCATTCCATTGCTTGGTACCCGGCTTTACCATGAAAAATCCGGCAAGTGGCCAAGCGACTTTTCCGGCCCCTGGGTCAACAACCTGCACAGGGGAGGTGTGGATAGTGAGAAGCTGGGCGTTTGTTATATCGACTGTTGTTAGCATGTAATCCTCAGAGAGCGGTGCGGAGCTGCTTACTAATATCCTGCCTGGAGAACCTACAGTAAAGTGACCAGTTCTTACTAGGTTAGGAGCCATCACAAGCAACCTCCTTCGCCTGTGATGGCTCTAACCTATGGATGACCATCTGAGCCTCTACTTCTTGGCTGTGGATGCAGACTTGGTTTCCTCTACTGGCACCTCCGCTTCTGGCATAGCGCCACTAGCTTGCAGTTCCTTCACTTCATCCGCAGATAGTTGACCCTCAGCAGCCTTCTGTAGTTGATCGAGGAAATACCTGTTGGGAGAGTCGGGATATCCACCTTCGGATACAGCCTCGGGATAGGGCTGCTCACGTACAGCACCACTTTCGAGCAACGCCTCCCACTCTTCATCCTCGATACCTAGATCTGCCTGACTCACCTTATCACCAGGCTTGATCCGCTTCGTGAACTGGCGCTTCTCTTCGTCGTAATTGGCTTGGAAGTTAGACCATGCAACTGTATCTGCCATTATGTCACCCCCTACCAGGCCGTCGCAGAGAAGGCGTTCTTGATGAGATATCCAGCAGAGCTAGACACGATCTTCAAGTCATACTTGAAGTTGGTACGAATGAGGTCAGCCTTGCGAGACTCCTCACGCCAACGCTCAGTCGGACGTGTGGTGCCATCAGGATAGATCTGAGCAAATGTCTTACCGAAGGTCATGGTGTTCTGGCCAAGCGTGGGATCTACGATACCGAGCCACACATCCTTACCCCAGAATGGCACCATTGAGACAGTTGCGTCAAGGTTCTGCGCGGAGTTATAGACGCTATCCAGAAGCACGATTTGTCCCTGGAATCCAGTAATCGCCTGGAACGCGCCATCATTGGTGAGACTGAAGTACTTGAAACGATCGATGATCCTCGGATGCTGCTCGATATACGACATGCCCAGCGTAGGAATAGCGAGCACGTTGGGCCACCGAAGTGTAGCCGTATACACAGCACGCATGGCAACAAGGATGTTGGTGACGGGATCGGATGTTACGTAAGGATACGTACCACCAGTCTGCTGATCCCATTGCTGTGCGCCAGTGAGTGTGGTTGTGTTGTTGACTGGATAGTTTGCAGTATTCCTGAGAAGTGTGGAGGTCTTGAATTCATGGTTGAGCATGATGTAGCGTGTGATCTTCGATACAGCGTCGGCCTCTGGATTGATATCCAACGCACCACCGAAGACGGGATCAGACAGACCACCCAAAGATGTGAGTTGCTGCCTTTCCTCGTCAAGCACCGGAACCTGGAGTGAGTGCTCTTTTGTGGAGAACACATCCTGACTCCATTTACCTCCTACGACTTCGTGTGCCACTGTACCCGGCTCGCGTCTGTCTTCCGACAGCAACCAGTCCGACCGATCGAACACTCGATACTGACCTGACTGTGTTCTTACCGGAGTTTCCGGCATGAGACGCAGACCGTAGTAGTTTTGTGTCATAGGGAGAGACACGGAGAAGGTGCTCAGGATTGGATCGATATATAGACCACTAGGATCGTACACTTCTTGTCACCCCCTTCCTATGCGAGCGTGCCGTAGGGATTGATGAGTAGTGAGATGCGATCACCGGCATTGGTAGCAGGCGATCCCACACACTTACCGACAATGCGCTTACCACTTGCAGCCACGTAGTTACTCACCTGGCCAGTTGTTTCGAGAGTTACAAGAGCACCCACGGCAATCGCACCGTTGGCAACAGCCTCAGTTACTCCATGCACACGACAAGAGCAGCCCTTGCCACGTGTGATTTCGTTTGTGGTAACACCGAACTGTGCGAAGCCTGCGATAACATCGGTGATCGCAGTTACAGGCGTAACCTGCTCAGCTGCGGAATACTTGACGGCATAGAACTTCGTGAGCGCCTGTCCAGACGCCACATCCATACCGATATCGAGCATGAAGTTTCCCCATGCCATTTATCATCACCCCCTTTCTAGGCCGGTGCGCTCATGCGATATGCGGCTGCAATTTCGGGATACTTTGTTGCAGCCTCTTCGAGAGCGTCCATGTAAGTGTACTTTTCATCGTCTTTGTGCTCTTTCTGAACCTGTGCTACCTTCTCTGCAAACAGCTTACGCGCACCGTTCAGACCACCCTGAGTCCTGGTATCGATGGTAAGCTGATCTTCATCGACAGGACGAGAACTACCACGCTCACCGTACTCCACGACACCGCTAGTAATGGCGGTAACCGTCTCTTCGAAGTCAGCAATGGTAGCTGTACCTTCGCTGAACTTCTTGTGAGTCTCGGTGATCTTGTCAAGCGCGAGAGCAGACAGACCATTCCGAGTAGGCACCATGTTGTCACCCTCGGGACGCATGATTGTCTTGACAGACTCACTAAACGTGTGAGCACGCACGTCACGATCACGCTCTAGCATCTGCTGATGCTCACGCCACACATGTGGGAACTGCTCAGCAAACTGCTTCTCTTCGCCACCGACATGCACAGCTTCCTTGAGAGCCTTGTGCTCCGAGAATACAGTCGTGATACGCTCCTTGAGCTTGTCCTCATCCGTACCCTCAGCCATACCAACTAGCTTTAGAAGCTCTTCGAGTTCCAATTTTCCACCTCCTTCTGATAAGCCGACTTTCTGGTTTGGTTGTGGTGCTCCCGGTTCGTCGAGACTCATTGGTAATGGATCACGCCTCCATCCACCACCTACAGCTTTGTCTTGATTGGGATCACCCTGTTCACGTGGCACATATTGACCAGTACCAGGATCGGGTTGTGGAGTCTCAGGCTGAGAATACACAGGCGATGGGCCAGTACCAGGCTCAGAACGCTCATACGCAGTCTCACTCAAGGTAACTTCGAACCCATCCTGAGTCAGCAGATCATACGCTTCCTTGATTGCTGTGCCCGAGCTTTCTGACGCAGCCTTTGAACTACCAGCCAATAGCCGCCTAGCCTTGGCTTGCAAGCTAGCCTTGAGACTATCGCTGATTCCCTTCATCTGTGGGATACGTGCGATGGCATTACGCAAGTGAGGAAGATCGATTTTCCCACTAGCATCCTTATACGGCAGGTGACGCTTGGACTTATCAGTCGCTGAGCCAGCCTCGACATACAGGAAAGCTGAGTTGGGCAGGCTATTCACGTACTTGGTAGTCCACACAGCGAACTGTCGCTGAGTATCTTCATCCAGCTCATCCCACAGAGCCTCGGAAAAGTTGATGGGCATGGTACGCTTGGCTACGGGCCGATTTGTAAGGCCACCGCCAATGATAACATCGGGGACAACTGTGTCGTTGTCCCCATCAGATCCTCTGTATTCGTCGTCCCATTCAAGCGACCAATACTTCCATTTCTTCTCCGCAATCTCTTTCTTGGCATCATCGGTAAACTCGACTTTCGCCCAGAGACTCTGTTGCTCGGGATTATCCGAAGATGGGCGAATCTCGAACTCACGATACCAACCGGAAGCCTGCTTGCCCTTAGCAGTATCGCTACCGTGCTCAAAATCGGTTGCAATCTCCTGACCACGGACGTTGTTCTTGAAGTTTGCGATCATACGTTCGAGCTTATCCGTAGTCACGGGAATCTCGCCATACTGCGGTGTTGTGTAAACACGCGCAGGCAGGGCTTCGATCCAGATTTCCGACGAATCTGTGACCTCCGCTGGCGCATCGACAACTGCGGTTTCTAACATTTCACCTCCTTTCGTGCAAATCAAACGATCTTGCGATACTGGAGAACTGAGCCAGCATGGACGTACACGACATTTGTATTGAGCACATTCTGTGACCACCACAACCCCGCTTGTGCGCCAGATCCTGTGTATACGACTTCCATGCGAACCAATCTCTTCACGGCGGCTGTACCAAATGCTACGCTTTGTCCCGTTTGTGCCTGACTGTTAGATCCACCGGCACCATCTCCCGTTGAGATACCAATGGCATTCAGTGAACCACGAATAACTGCGTCCTGCCCGAAAGTCAAGTTGATATCGGGTACTGAGCCACCCAGCGGAGACGAGTAAGCAATCAGCAAGACAATGTAATAGACCGAACCGTTAGCAGGCGTGAAAAATAGCTGAGTATCGGCAATCAGAGTTACGCTGGACGCGACTGATTGATCCGTGGTCTTGGTGACAACCGCATCCCATTGATTGTTGGCATTTTGCCAGCTTGTGTCATACTGCGCGTTACTGTTCTTATATAGGAACTGGCCAGTGACACCACCAGTCGGCACACCTACACCTGTATTGCCGATTGGGCCTTGTGGGCCTTGGGCACCAGTATCACCTTTGGGGCCTTGAGCACCAGTAGCTCCGGGTATTCCTTGTGCGCCAGCCGTTTGAGCATCGACAGCCACGATAGGTGGCGCAGCTACGCTAACCGTGGGAGTGGGTGAAAGGACGATTTCGCTCATTATGTCGTTACGTCCTGAGTAGCGGCTACTGAGCCAGCCACGATAGTCTGCACATCTCCAGATGCGTAGGTAATCTGTAGATCCCAGACACCTTGGTTTTTGTTGCTAGGCCAGCCAGACCAGAGAGCTGCGGGAAACGTGATATTCACAGTGTTGGGCTGAACAACGGCACAGGTCATGTTGGCAAGTAGGGTACCACCGGCTTTGTCCTTTATCTCAGACTTAGCTGTAGCCCCCGTAAGATCGGCAGCTTCGGTTTTCTTGGAATCTAGCCAAAGCGTGAAGCTCCAGTGATGCGTGTCACCCTGGTAAAGCTGGAGATTGTAGCTTCCTGGTGGCATCTACTTCTTGATGATCTGTATGTCTTTCACCATGGTCTTCAGTTCTGGGCCTTCTATCCACTCACTCACCAAAGTCGAGCAATTCTCGATTTTGTATCTACCCAGCTTCCAATTCACACGCTCTATGTAATACAATCTCCCGAATCTGGCGAAATACATTCCTTCTGACAATTTTGTCAGTTGTTTCTTGGGTGGTGTGTCGCTAGCTGGCTGCGCTTGGGGGTTTGCCGACATTACCAGTTCCCGTGGTAATCTTGACGTTACCCTTTTGTGATGCGGCTGGTGGGCCGCCTGATTTGTTTCCACCTGTGCCGTCTGCGCTACCCGCGCTAGCCGCAGCGGTGCCGGTATTAGCCGCGCTAGCTGGGATACCTGCAATATCTGGCGTAGCTTGTCCTTGTAGGAGAATGTTCTCACGCGCCGGTACACGTTGGCCAGGTGCGTTAGGCTGTTTCTTAGGCATATCGAAGACTTCACGAATCCAATCCTCAGTGGGAGTATCCATTGTGAGAGCTTCTTGTGCAACAAGATTCGCGATAGCTGATCCAAGCATTTGTAGATCACGTGTTTCACCCACGTTGCGTACCTTCAACTGGGGGAAGCTTTTCGTCGGGTAGTTCCAGACTACGAGTTCTGGAATCAGATACATGTTTACTACATCACAGATATAGTTAGCCACGAATCTAAGAGCCTTCAAGTACGTATCGGACTGTACCGCACCTGCGGCTCGACTACCCGACGATCCGGCAGATCCCGTCCCCATTGAAAGAAACTCAGCTAGAACATTCAACAGAATCATCGTGTTGTGGTGTTCCGCTGATTTCAATGCATCCACCAGATTCCCATGAATCTCCGCAAACTCTACATCTACGTTAGGAACGAGAACCATGAAAGCTTCTTCGTTCGTGCGAAGGTTGCGAAGTAGGTTGCGGAGAACTTCTTTGTCTTTCTGCGTGTATCCAGGCTTGAGCATACCCTTGGGGACACCTAGGCTGTGCCGCTCTTTCTGGATAGCATCGATTTTATAGAAGTGAGTCTTGTAATACCAGTGCGGATACGCTGTGCGAAGCAACGATTTGCCCGTAAGATCGCCACCCTTGCGTGCATTCGAGAAGATCATGATCTTGGATATGTCGATAGTCACGTCTTGCACCGATCTATCCGCTCGAATCGCCGACTGAGTGATTTGCGTTGGGCCACCGTTATCATCGTATGCGATCGCACTCACGGTGCTTGCGGGACGCACGCCAAGCTTTTTGAGCATCGTATACTGCTTTGTATTGCGTCCTTGGCCCGGAGGCGTCCATTCACGCAATTCATACACTTTTTCCAAGACGGAGTAACCATCTTCGAAGAAGTGTAATATGTCTTCTAATGCGTTCGCAAACGGAGAAGTCATCCCCTCATTGAGATTGTCCTCTATGAATTCCGCGATTTCCAGATTTATGTCCTGTGCATCATACGGATCAACGTAGAAATCGGCTCCAAGGACAGGTGTTTTAGCTGCTCGCATGCTCACATCGACGCCTGCATCGTTCATCATCTTCGTATATGTGAGCAAACGCGAGTATGGAGAGACTAATTCAGGTACAACCTCCTGTATTTGAGTCGGTTGTGACGATCCCAGCTCGCTATCAAGCTGAGGCTGCTGAATCAGCGGATCATTGATTCCGCTGGAACTATAGGAAGTACCCGTACTCGCCCTACGTGGCGGAACCGACGAGACATTTGTAGAGCCGGGGCTTCCCTGTCCAACCCCCTGCACAGGGGTGGAGGGTTTGGTTCCATTGGCACGTCTGCGGAGACTAGGTAAGCTGGGCATCAGAAGGATCTGCCAAACAAGAAGATATCCTCGCCTAGGGAGATTTGTGTGTTGAGCTTGAAGAAGTCCTCGGACTCTGAGCCTTTGTAGGATTCTCCGTAGATATCGCTAAGATGGTCATTTGCGCCATTCACGAAATACGGCCCAATGAAGTAGCGCAGCGCATCGGCTGCGTGGTCATCCACCTTATGCTGGATATTCCCGTCACCTGTCTGTTCCTGCAAGTCAAACTTCGTGTTCTTGCCCTGTTCCTTGACATGCAGCTTAGACATTTGTCGAATCAAGTTGGGGCAGCCACTAGTGATATACAGCTTAGGTGGCCTTTGCTTCAACATCCGTTTGATGCTCTCCACTGACCTCTTCCATCGCACATCATCGAAACCCACGAACCCTATGATTTGACTCAAAGTAGCCATTTCATCTGCCCCGCGCGGATCGCCCCACATACTATCTACGTGATAGCCTAGCGGATTCTCACGCTCAAGGATGTAATAGGCATGATCCATTGTGCTGCGTTGTGTCTCGTAGTATTCGCGCCACACATATGCAGTATCCGTTTCGGGGTCTACTTGGATATCGAGTGCAACGAACGGATTAGCGAAGCCAAAGTCGAAGGACACGAAGTTTGGCCAATCGGGATTGAACTGGTAATCGGAGTTTTCTATAACATGTACCTTGGGGTTGAACTCTTCGTAGATCTGCCCTGTCATGCTGGTGAACTCAGCACCATACTCTTGTCTAAACCAGTGACCAGAGACTACCGCCCTGACCCTCTGGATTTCAGGATCTTCATAGCCACCAGGGAATCGTGCGAGATTCTCCCACGTCGGAAATTGCCAAGAACGATAGGAAGCAAGTTGCTGCGGCCCTGCGTCAAATTTGTTGTCGTACAGGTTGCTTTGCTGGCCGAGCATCCACATTCCATGGAACCAGTTGTATCCCTTTGGTGTACTTGGGAAGTCACAACTTCCCTTCAAATCGGATAGAGCCGGTTCGATGTGTTGCTCCCAGATACTACGATCGTGTCTTGCTGATTCACTGAGGATAGCATGGCTAAGTCCCTCGCCAAGTAGGGAGTCTTGGTTATCGGCGGACACGACCAGAATAAGAGAGTTCCAGGGGGTACGGATATACATGTCTCCTTGGTGCTGGCTGTATGCTTTCTTACAATATTTGAGAATGCCCAACTCATTGTAGTCGCCCCATGTTACACGAAATTCCTTCTCACCGATTCTGTATGAGGTTCCGATTATCCAGTTGATTGAATCTGGTACGAAAGACTTGAAAGTCATGCGGTGACCAGCGACTTGGCTCTTACCGTATCGCCGGCCACAGCATGCGATGTTGAAACGTGCCTTACTATACAGATACTCAGCTTGCCCAGGGGAGTGGGGTTTGAAACCAAGCTTCTTATATAGAAGCTCATCTGAGATACCTGGCTCGGCTTGGGGTTGTGGGAGAGCTATGATTAGGCTGGTTGCGTAGAAGATTGGAGGGATCTGAGAAGTTCACTGATAGGATCGCCGTCTGCTTGCGCTCCCGCTAGCGCTTCCTTGACAATGAACTGACTTGCCTTCAAGCGAATGCTGTCCGATGTGGAGTTGCTTGAGAGCCACACGATCTGTGCCGCTGCGTGAGCGAGATTCTTTTTAAAGAAGTCACGTGTGTATCTCTCGACATTCTGTGTTTCGTTGTCAGCCTGCTTTGCTTGGGCAAGCTCAAACTCAGACCTCAGTGCTGCTGCATAACTGTGAAGCTCTGCTTGCAAAGCTTCATCAGAAAGTCCGAATTGAAGTTCGTCAGGGGTTTCCTCCTCTTCCTTGGGGATTGCTGCCTCATCTTGATTTTCAGGCTTCTCCGTCATCCTCTTCATCCTCAGTGGTATCTGTGTCTTCCTCAGTGGTATCTGTGTCTTCCTCTGTTTCTGCGGGAGCCTCTGTTTCTGCGGGGGCTGGCTCTGCTGCGGGATCTTCCACTTCACTCAGAACTGTCATTGTGCAGGCCTCCTGGGTCGGGTTCCGATGGGTACAGTATATACGGTACTCGGTGAGCGCTCGATTTTGCTTATGTTAGTAATGGCTACGATCAAATGGCGCCTGAAATCTTCGGTACAATCGGTACAAACGAGAAAATGGTTCCCTTGAATGGCTCAGCGACAGGGATAGAGTGCCTATCCCTGTCGCCAATGTTGGCTAGCTAGTCGATATTCCCTAGCTCGCCGATGATCG